TACCATCGAAGTCCGTATAAGCCTTCGCCACAATACCAGTAGCCATTGATAGACCAGTAGGATTGAAATAGAAGCCTTCCTCACTTGCAGCAAGGAACGGAATTACAACGCGACCATCAGTGCCTGCACCCGTGTCATCAGTGGCGTCATCAAAGAGCACAAGATAGACATCAGTGGCAGTTGCAGCCTTCTTGCCATATACAGCATATACAACGCATGCAGCATCAACAAGCACCTGACCACCAGCATTATCAATTGAAGTAGATGTAATAGGCAGGAATGCAAGATCAGGATTACCCTTATTTGCAGCTAGATAAAGAAAAAGCTGCTTGAGCATGTAGAAAATTCCTGGTGATTTTGAAAATTCCCTGGAACGCTGTCTAACAAGTCCAGCAGACTCTGTAGTAAGTGCCATAGTAAATTACCTTTTTACACATACAGATTTCATAGATGTGTGATATGACCAAACCACTGTTGCGGGGCTTGGAACGCTCTCGGGCAGGATGCCCGAAATTCTAAGCTATTTTAATCAGAGGAGTTTGTACAGTAGAACGTGTCCTATCCTTTGTTTTCGGAGACCATAAATGTGTGCGAAGACCTTTCTTTAGCTGATAATATTTCCAAGCATCCTTGGTATTATCAGTTAGCATTGCATCTGTTTCTGCAGCTTTGTCTAACTCTTTCTGACGTTCCACTTGCTCAATGCCTGCAATATATGCATCGGCACCCCCCATACGCCAAGGGGCCCTTTTACGAAGTTCTTCAAACATATAAGGATTGTCCCAATTTGCTGTTGCAAGAATGGTAGTAACTGGCACTAAACTGTAACGAGCTAGCATCTGTGTATCACTATCCTGAAAGAGGATATCATTTACCATATTCTCTTTAAGTTTAAGGGGTCTACGTTGAGCGAGACGATACATAAATCCCTGACGAGAAGGAACAACTACGAGCGAATTATCAAAATCATTTAATTTGATGAGCCACCACTCGGGTGGCCCAGCTAATTTAAACTTATTGATGTCGGGAATATAATTAATCATTACTTATCGGCAGGAACAAACCCTGTGTTAGGAGAAAACGGTTTACCACCGTCTGACTTAGGAGAATAAATACCATGACCCTTTATAACCATGACCTTATCTGCATTACCTAAAGGTTCTCTGTCGAGAAGCTCAATCTTATTAGACTGCTCAAGTGAAGAACAATCATCTCCCTTTTCCTCAATACCAATAAGATATTGTTTTTCTAAGGTGAAAGGATTCTCAGAGCCCATAAGAGGATTCTGTTCCCTAAACTTTAAAGCCTGAATCTCTGGAAAAGCATGCTTTCCAGGAGTGATATCATAGTGCCTACCGTCCCATGTTCCCTGTAACGTCTTCGATGTTCTATTCACAAGCGTAACATACTGCATAATCTACCTCTGTTAAGAGGAGGGCCTAGCTAAAGCTAAGCCCCCAACTTAGTTATTACCGACCAGCAGGTCTCACGACCACTAGTGACTGACCGGTGATACCATCGGCACGCGCACAGAAGGCAGGATACTCAAGAAAGTACTGCTTCCGAACACGATACCATGCCTCATAGGCGTCACGAGCTGACGAACCGGCACCAACTCGTGAGAGTACAGCACCATCTTCATCTGCCCACTTACCTGACTCGGATACATATTCCTTAAGTCCAGAATTCTTGGTGTCAAGGAACATCATTGAATCGAGGGGGAAGTCGCGGAGTGCGCGAACAGGAACCCCACCGAATGGAATATCGCCTTGCTTGAAGGCAACAGTACCAGCATCAGGCTTCTGAAGATCAGCACCCATATACCGACGGTCGGCATCTGTAAGCTGAACAAGAAGTCTGCGTGTGCTGTGATGGCAAAGAATGATGTCAATCTCGCCACCGAGCTTCTGATTTACAATGTCAGAAATACGTTGAATAACGTCTACTGAAATTGCACCAGTTGACGAAGTAACGTATGAACTATAGGCAGGAACCGCTGTGCGGTCCAAACCAAAGTAATTCGCACGATATGTACCGTCATCGACAAGAGCCATTACTCCCCACCAAGCATGCTCATATGAGGTATCAAGCACATCGGTGACTGACGAATTGGCAACCTGTACAATATAGTCACTATTTGCCCAACCTGTATGAGTTGAGCTATCGACAGTGATACTCGTACCATCTGCAGAGGTAGAAACTACCTTATGAATAGTTGTGCGAAGCTGGCCGTTTGCTGGATTTACTGCACCAACATACATGCCTTCCTGAAAGAAACGATTGCCAAAGTTACTATTGGTAATGCCACCGGGAGCGTCTACTGCCAGATCGGTACCTGACGGTGACTCATTCACAAGAGCAATAACACCACGACCGTCTGAGTTGAGTGCAAATTCATCCCGACGAGCAATGTCATCAATAAGATACTGCATCTCGGACTTACGTGCTGAAATGAATGCACCTTCAGACGAAGCTGAATCCTGCATTACTTCCCACGTTAGACGAACCCTCGCCATCAGCTTCTTCTGATCGACGAACATTCGACTGTAGCCCTGAGCACCAGCATCTGCGAAAGCGGAATCTTCACCAACGAACATTGGTGAGATGTTCCCTGATGTGTGAGCTGCTCTGATGATCTCACGTCCACGGAAAGGAACCTTCTCTGTGCTTAATAGATCACGAAGAGGGTTCTTGTTATTGATGCCATCAGCAACGCCCTCTTCGAGGACATCCTTAAACGCAGCATCAAATGCCTGTTTATCTAAACCTGCCATAATTTACGAACCTTTTGTTAAAACTCGCCCTTCAATTAAGTTCGGCGAGTAGCATTATAAACATCAAATGCCATCTTAGCGCGTTCGTCTAGAGTTGTAGGCTTTTCTGCTGGAGATACACGAGGCACACCACTAGGAGAATCCTGAGGTAATGCACCGGGTACTCTACTCAGCGTCTGAGCAGCTGCCTCACGACGAGCGGGATCAATGAAATTTGAAGAGAACGCCCTCCAAAATTCGTCAACGACCGTAGGATCAGATTCGTATCGAGCCTGCATCTCTTCGGAACTCTGCACAAATCCAACGAAGGACTGGTGTAGATGCCTCTTTGCGTCATCAGACAAGGTGTTCCCATAGGTAGCCTCTGCCTTTTTAAACAAATTCTCCATGGTACGCTGACCATGGGAGGTCCAATAATGCTTGGTCTGGTTTTCCAGATCATTTGCTCTTTCGAGCAACTGCTCAATCATGGCTGCCTTTCCTTCTAACTTAGCTAGATCTGGAAAGAGTTGCCCGAACTGATTACGGACTTCGGCGATTTGAGGATTTTCTGGAGCTTCCACTCCAACTAGACGGCGAATCTGTTCCTGATATCTGGCGAGTTCAGCTCTGGTAGCCTCTTCTCTTCGCGCAAATTCCTCGTTGGCCTGCCGAATAGCAGCTTCCCGAGTCTCCCTGAGACGATGGGGAGGAACCCAATCCGCTCTATCTCCGCCTGTCGCTGACGGCTGCGGTGCTACATTTGGTGTCGCTGCAGTAGCGGGTGCAGCTGGCGTCCCCGGAGGTATCGCTGGGGCGGGTGCGGCAGAAGTTTCGCCTTCTGCAGGCGTAGTCTGGACATTGAGATCGATATTATCTGACATTCTCTTTACCTTTTTGTATCGCGGGTGAGGTCCGCGTAAGAGTGCTCTCCATACACGAAGGATAGCAATATAGACACTTAAAGCGTGGCCTACATAACGCTAAGGGTTAACATAACCCTAAACTAACGTGGTCCTTGATTAGGACCAAACTGATTATTACCCTTTGGCTGTGAAGATGACGCAGCACCAGCATTAGTATTACTGTTGCTCATTGCCATACCTCCACCACCAGGTTTATTGGGAATATTAAGACTTTCTGGGCCAGCAACTGGGGGTGGCATAAGAATCATCTGCAATTCTGATAAATGTTGGCCAATAATTTGCTCTATAATAGGCTGTTGAGCCATTAATTCACGCATTTTATCGGTATTTAACCATTTGATTCTTTCAGTCCAGTGAATTTGGGCATCAAACCACGGTTTAAACACTAAAGGAGAAGGTCCTTGAGGATTTTGAGTCCATTTTTCAAAAGAATCTTGAATCTGCAGGGCAGATTGGACATGATGATTAAGTGTGGGAACAAGATCCGACAGCCCAAAGGTAGTTAATAGGGCATATTTTTGGTCTGGGTCGGTTGGATCAAGTAATCCAAGCTGACTTGACTGTTCAATTGCGGCTCTTTTGCCTAAGGCTGTCTTAGGCATATTAGAACCGTCTTCAATCATGACAGTTACCTGACCTTCAAGCTGTGCATGCTCGAAATGCTTGAAGGTATAACCTCTATTTGAGCCTACAGCTGACCAAACACGAGTGTCTGGACCGAACTGACGCTCAAGTTCAAGGGCAATTTGATACCATTTACGATACATCTCACCGCGAGATTGGAAAACAGCTGTAAATCGTGACTGTGACCGTTCTACTAGGAGCTGCAAAGCTGAGAATGCTTCAACACCAGCGGGTTTTTGACCTTTAATGATATCAAATGCACCTGAAAGCTCTTCAATATCTTTAATAAGCTCTGCACGAAGCATAGAAAGTGAGCTTGGAACATCTGAACCAGCTATTCTCTTAGGCTCTGCTTGCCCACCGGCAGCAATTGGATTCCATTTTACAACAAGGCCGGGTTCACCGCTTAATTTGTCAATACCTGCGCCTTCTGGGACAATCCAAATTGGATTAGCCATACGTTGCACAATTAATTGAATAAGTGAATCAAGCTGATTTAACTGATCCTGCTTCTGTAGAATAGGGGCAAGAGCAGACTTACCGTATAGTCTTCCACCAACCTGCTCATACTGAGCCATAACGAACGGAAAAATAGGCTTACCTTCGACATCCTTATAGGGAATAGGGCCAGGAAGACCTTCTTCATCCATCCTAAGCACAACTGGAGATTTATCTCCAATGATTCGTAAGACCAGTCCTTCTGGGAAGTCAGGAGTAGGCTTCATCCACAGTTCATACTCAGTTACACCTTCTACCGAATTCATTCCTGAAGAACCAATCAAATTGGCACTAGAAGAACCTGAACTTGCTGAAGAAGTTGCTAATGATTTATATAACTGTAGAGATCTATCAGAACTGCTCTTTTCAAAGTTAATACTGTGTACTAATTCAGGTTTATTTGCCTCATACCAATGCTTCTCGCGCCATCGCAGTCTAATGATGTATGGAATCTCATCAAATCTAGTTACGTTCTGGGGAAACATCCATTCAAATGGAGAAAGAGAAGTAGTTTTACCTCTACCAAATGCAAACCATTTACCATCTGGATTCCCCTCAGGATCAGTAGCTGGTATAAAAGTATTACTGCCACACTGCGAACATATATTACCTGCTTGCTTAATCTGATCTGGAGAAGAAACTACTCCACATGTGGTACACTGCTCATTCCTAATAAATGTCTTGTTAGATCTTGTGTCCTTATCCCATGAAATTTGTAAAAGAGCTGTTCCATTTACAATAAGCCAATAGTCTGATTCTCGCATTACCTGATTCATGTTGTGTTCCTCATGAATCATTGGAGCCATCTGGTCTGCAATATCTGCAGCAGAGACACTCTGGGTATCATTGTTAATAGGTCTAACCTTTACGGTAAGATCAATTGCAGCGAGATTAGTTCTAATAGACTGAAGAGTTTCAGCTATCTTGTTGGTAACTGGACGAGGAATCCACTTATGAAGACGCTTATCTACCCACTCTCTACGAGAAGGGTGGTAAGAAATCCACTGACGCCCATCTACATAATAGTTTTCTTGTAACCAACTACGTTCCCAAACCCAACGAGACTCTTGTGATTCTTTCTTTAACTTTTCAAAAAGTTCTAAGAGTTTAGAATCATTAGAATAGGGATCTAGAGGAGCCATCATTGCTGATGGATCTATAGCTGGAGCTGTAGGAGCTGCTGCTAAACTATTCGTTTGAACCGGAGAACCAAAGACTGAATCGTTTGGTGCCTGTGGAATTAATGCCATTTAGTTAGTTTCCGTAAATTGGTAGCCCCAGCCTCTTGGCCATTTCATCCCCAATATCTTCAAAATCTAGATTTTCAATGCCCATTGATCCACCATCTCCTACAGCTGGAGCTTTAGAAATTTGAGGAGCAGATACTTTAATATTATAAGCAACCTTTAAAAGCTCAGCTCGTTCCATCTGCAGTGAATTAACCTGCATACGAAGCCAATCATTTAAGATATTAGACTTAGCAAGTTCATCTCTATAGGAATCACGTTCAGCTTTTGCTGTAGCAAGTTCTTCAAACGAATTGGTAAAAAGTTTAACGAAACTGGATGGAACCCACATATTTTATCCTTATGACCAATATAATCTAACGCCAGTAACAGCAGCAGATGCGGTTAATACGAATGTTGTAACAGTTGAATCTAATGAAATGGTAGAAGGATCTGTATCATGAAGCTGTACACCAGTATCACCAGTAACGCCTTTTAATGTAATACTAGCAGCATTGGCAGTAGGAGGATGAATTGTTACTGCTGTAGGTGTGGAACCTCCAGTAGGAACGGTAATAGTGTTAGCACCAGACACAAGATTTATAATTTCTATAGATCCTGGTGAAACAGTGTTTGAAGCTGCTGTAACAGTTTGTGTTCCAACTACATCACCTGAATAAACAATTGTAGTAGTTCGAGTAGAGGTTACTGCCATTTATAATCCTTATAACCAAAAATCTCCAGTAACCGTATCTGGTTCCTTAGGAGCAGCGTCTAATCGACGCATTCTTTCAATTGTTGCTTGCATTTCACCTGGAAGTTTTGAGATATCCCTTTTCTTCTCAGTTTCAATAATTGGAGATGGGAGCCTGGGCCAAGTCATGAGTGCATAACGTATGCAATCTGGTAACTCATCATCTAGCTTGATAACTCTCTCTTTAATCTTCTCATCTCTTTTATTATAATTATCATCCCATCTATAGGATGCCATTTGTTGAACTGTTCTAGGACAAAGCGGAGCTGCGAACCATAGTTGATTCTGATGTAACCAAGACTTAACACGTTCAATACCCGTTACTTGATCGTTCTCGGCCTTCTGACAATAAATACCATGCTGAGCTAATTCAAGAATTCCTTGACGTTCATTCTTATTGATTGCCCATTTTGTATTTGGGTTGCCCGCTAGTCTTAGAAGAGCTGCGGCGTGTTCAATATAAGATGAATCTCTTGCAAGATATTCTCCTACGACAATTATACCCTTCTCGGTGGAGACAAGTTTTACACCCCCGAAAGGATGGTCAGCACCCGTATCGATACCGATTAAAACTTGTCTAGAAGGGTCTATTGCAGGCCATTCAGGAAGGATCTCTTTAATTTGTGCTTCGGTATGAAGGATAGAGTCTGATAAATAGTCGCCGTAAATAGCTCCTGTGAAAGTTACGAAATCTGCCTCGTACTCCTGTCGATACATTGCATCTGACATCTGAGCACGTTCTCTGGCAAGGAACTCGGGACTTAGGCGCGGATTAGCAGAGTCTGCTGATCTCGCATGGCATGCCCAGTATCCCGGTAAATTGTCTTCTGCAGGCTTATACAGCTCTTTATAGACCCAATCGAACGACCTTGGGGTTGTGGTGAAGAAAGCAACTGTGTCGCCTGCTAGAGAGGGTCTAATGACCTCCCAATGGTTCTTAGATAACTCACAGATTTCATCAATCCATAGCCAATCTAGCCCCTGCCCTCTACCCTGATCCGGATCTTCCAAGGTCTGGAAGTGGATAATAGAACCGTTTTTTAAGTAAAGGTCTTTGTACTCAGAGTTATAATCCTTAACCCAATCATTTGGAATAAGCCTCTGAAAGGCGGGAATGACATAGCGATGGAGTTTTGGGTTTGTAGGGGCGCATGCCCATCCGACTGTCTCTGGAATAGTCGCTTCGTCTACTCCTGCCATCGAACCTACACGTGATTTACCAAATCTACGGCCTGCAATAATTGTAAGCCTATCGTATAAACGAACACCAGTAGCTGTGCATGTGGGGCATGAAACAATTGGGGGAGATACAATGTATTGTTTATTACAAGCTTTACACCACCGGGCTCTACGTGCTGATAGGAAATCAAGCTGGTCTGCTTGCGCGTAAAACTTTTCGGGTGGTAAAGATATCCATTTTGCCATTACTTATGTGCTCGTTTTAACCCCTCAATAGACTTATCATGTTTCTTAGATTCGTTTTCCTTCTCAGATAACATAATAGCTATTGCCTGCTTTTTAGAGCTTACCATTGGGCCGTGCTTGGAACCTGAATGAAGGGTTCCATGTTTCCATTCGTGCATTACTTTAGAAGATGGCATGATTATCTAGACTCATTGTAAATTACTTCATAAGTAAATTTTGTCGAATTATAGTACGAATATGTGTTATAGATAGATCAAGCCTCATATCCATAACCTAATCATCCACATGCTGAGCAAAGATGTGGGATAGGACTATAAAATAGGATTACCCACATAATATTATAATTACTCTGGGCCTGGCCCTGCTTTTGGGGTTCCCACGACGTTGCCTCTGGATAAGATTTTAATTTCTGGTCCTTCTGGTAATGTCTCTGGATATTCAATTTTGATTGCTAAGACCGTCTGTGAGGTTTGCTCACCAATACCATGAGCCTTCTCAAACTGCTTAAAAAGAGTTCCTTTTGCAGTTTCAATGGTAACAGTTCTGTCTCGTTGATCTAAATAATAATTAAGATTTTCTGCAACTTTTGGCATAATCTCATGCTCAATACGCTGCATGGGATCTTCAAAAATAAGCCAACCTGCTTTACGTGCCCTCGTAATGATTGTATTAAGATGAGAAATTGCAATACCCATCTTTTCTGCCGCATCCTTATTTGTAATGTTTGGATTCATGGCCCGAATTTCTAGCCATTCTAGAACCCTATCTCTAGGGGTACGTCCTCTCATTACAATGGGAGGCAGATCCGCAGAGATTATCTCTTCTAAACCCGCCTTAGGTGTCTTATTTTTAGTGAGATCAGACAAGAGAAGTTCTCTTCCTGTTGATCCATCGATGGCTTTCGCCTTCCTACGGCGTGCAACACAGGCATTACATTTGCATCCAGGTTTGTGCGTGTCTGGTCCACCACCCCATTTACGCTTTTTAGGCGCTGGATCTGGGCCAGATAAAATGGCTCCATCTCCTGAATTATTGTCTGTGGGGTTGTCATTGGACATCTTCTTCCTATTCTAAGGGGTGCTTAATTTGCCACTCTTCAGATTGTTTAATCCTGTCTTTAGCTTCGTTTACAGTGGTTCCAAGCATCAAATCATAACCCCAAGCTCCTAGGGCCTCTACGTCTGCATAAAAGTTTCCATGGGCATCTACTAAAATCATACCTCCAGGTCTTTGTAAGCCTTCTGGAGCTGCGTAGAATGCATTAATCTCTTTAAGCTCAGAGTAGAATACTTCTCGGGACTTAAGAGCTGGAGGCTGAGGAGTAGATTGATGTGCTGTTTTTGGATTTATCCAGTTTGAAATTGTATAGTAAGAAGCAACGTCTGGGTTCCAATAGATATGAGCATTAGAAGCTCCCGCTGAAGCTATAAAATCTACTGCCCAGCCAAGTCCTGTTAAAGGGTCTAGATAGAGAGCAGAGTCTTCACCATGACCGTGAATATTAGTCTGAGAAGGGGATTTCTTAAGATGACCCCAGCTTCCATTATAAGCATGTAAGGCTGCAACTGCATCATCAACGAAGGCTGCTTGACCTTCTAGAGTGCCTAGAGCATATGGCTTAGCATTGAAGGTTGCTTCTATTACATGGAAATCGTTTGGAACCATATTTAAGTTTAATCTATTAAAATGGTTGCGGGTACTGGATTTGAACCAGCCTTCTCGCGGGTTATGAGGCCGCTTCGACACCTTGCCGACCACCCGCTTTGTAAGAGCTTTGGAAGGCTCTAAAAAGCTTAAAGTGACTTGATTTTTAGGGTGACTAGATCAGAGTCACTATTCAATGAAAATTTTTGTCACTCTACAAATAGAGGAGGGTGGTCAGTTGCCGCCGCTTTAGACTATTCTAACTGACCGAATTTGCCGTTTTCAATGTCTAGGAGGGTTAGGAGGCAGACTATTGTAAAAGGGGCGGTTTGTGGGATTTATTAATTATTCGTTGATGTAAGGGTATTATATATCAAGATTTTTGAAATGTCAAGGACTTTCTTACATATTATTGAAAATAGTTAAATATTACAAAACTGTGCAAATTCGATCTACTATATATAGGGGGAATTTGCATGATTTTGTAATAGTTGGTAAAGTGTCGAAACTTAGCTTAACTTGTTTAGAATCAATCATTTAAGGGCTAGTCACTACTTTTTTGTAATTTTCTCTCACAACCACCCCCGCCCCTGTCGCAGGAGTCCCATAAAGTCCTAGGGGGGGCCCCCCTGTCATGTCACGACCTGATTTTAGGCGACTTTATGGACGTTTATAGGACAGCATATGACAGCGTGGACGGTTCTAGAGTCCGTCCATAGCTGCTTCTAGAGCACCCTGAAGGCACAAGGTGTCCGTTCGTGTCCGTTCGAGGCAAATACTGGCGGATAGGCGCAGATAGAGGCGGATAGGTGAAAGGATACTGGCGGATAGAGCGGCCCTCGAACACTACCGGCCCGTGTCAATCAGCCGCCACGATGCTGCACGACGCCGTTTGCGCGGCGCATTCTGGCCGTTGATCGACAGCACCCTCAGGCCGGTCACACTCTACTTGGGTGGCGGAAGTCAAGGGAGGCGCAGTCTGCAGGACGTAGGCGGGGAGGGAAGACTCTAGCTCACTTGTAGGGCAAGGTGAAAGCTTAGGTAGGGGATTCTAGGGT